CAAGAACCTCAGTTTTCAATCTTTCAATACCTTCACTCAATTCTTCTTGTGACATTCTTAAGATTGATTTTAATTCAAACAATTCAGATTCACTTAATTGTGAATATTCTTTTGCGAATGTGTCAGCTGCCACACCAAACATAGATTCTAATGGAATGTTAACTGATTCTGTGATTGTTGATTCTTCTTTTGTTTCTGACATTAACTTCCACATTTGTTTTCTTGATTCAACCAATTTAGTAAAATCATCGGCGGTTTTTGCATAAACCATGTTATCTAATAACTCATATTGATTATCAATACTTTCTCCTAAAGTTTCAACCCAGCTGTCGAACTGTTCAAATTCACGTTTGTTACTGTTAATTGTATTTTTTATGAAATCAACTGAAAGTCCCAAAAATTCTTTCGCAACTTCTTCGTTCAATCCTTTGGTTTTCATTAAGGAACCGTATTCAACATATAGTTCACCAACGGATTTGTTGTCCTTAATAAAATCTCTAAATTCTTTTATAATTTGTTTAAAATCTTCAGTTTTGTATGTTTTAACTAAAGCATTTTCAACAATACTTTTTAATAATCCAAAATTTCTCATATCAATAAATATCTTAAGTATTTAATAATTCGTTTAATTTGGTTTCAATTTCATTAATTGATGTTCTACCTTTAGATAAATCAATTTCATCTCTACCACTAATTAAATCATCTTCCAAAATTAAATTTAAATCGTTCATTTTACTTTCAGGTGTTACTTCACCTCCAGCCGGTGGTTCAGGGGATTCAGGAATATCAGGTGCTCCACCCATATCTTCAGGTCCTCCACCTATTCCACCTAAACTACCCATATCACCACTTGGTGGTGCTCCACCCATATCGTCACCCTCAGCAGGTGGCGTGGCTGTTTCACCGGGTTTCTTACCATACAATCTATCAATATTATCAAAAATACCTGTATGAATAATTACCTCAGGAGTTTTTTGTAATTCAGCCCCAACTGCTTTTTCAATTCTTTGTTGTTGGATATCCAATTTAATTTCCTCATCAGAGAATCCAAGAATGTGTTTTTTTGCCCATGTTGTTGATACCGCTTGGATACCGTTACCTGGGTCAGAAACCGCATCTTTATAAAGAAGTATTTTTTCTTTCCAATTCTCAATCTTTAATAAATCAGCTTGAGTTGATGGGTTAGTTAATCCTAATGTGAAGTTTGTTAATTCATCTTCAAAACCAAGAATAAACAAGTGAATAATTGCAATCTTATTTAATTCCTGAATCATTGATTTTTGAATTCTATTAATTGTTCTCGCAAAACGAATATCTTGTAATGCCAAGTTCTTACCATCACCAACAACTTCTTCAAAACCTAAGAACGCTTTTGGTACACGAAGAGCGGTTAATAATTTCTTTTGGATATATTCAATATCGGCAATTTCAGAAAGGTTCTGTGCTCCCGCCAATGTTTCAATAGGACTTGTTTGTGCTGGGTCACGAACAGGAATGAAATAATCTTGGTCAACCGCCATTTGGTTCATTCTTAAGTCAACGTTACCTGTTTTTGAGTCAACAACTTGGTCTCTCTTAAACTTATTAGCAATTCTTTGAATGTATGGTTCAACGTCCTTATCATCCATGTTACCAACATAAACTTTGAATACACGTCTTTCAGGTGCTCTTGATGTTCTATACACCAACATTGCATCTTCTGATAATAACAACTGTTTCCAAGTACGTCTTGCTTTTTCCAACATAGCAGTACCATAAGGAAGTTTTCTATCATCACCTAACAAACGGAAGTGTGCGACCTCCCAAGTATTCATTTCCATATCTTTTACTTTCCATACGAATTTCAAAGATTTTGCATCCTCAGTTGTATTATGTGATGGTTTGATTTTCATACCACGTTCCAAACGTTCAATTTCAATGTTTGGAAGTTGTTGACAACCCATAATACCTTTTTCAGAATCTAATTTTAAGTAAACAAAGTTATCACCATACTTACAAGTGTTTCTTGTCCACATTGGTAAGTTGGTGTTAATATCTAATCTGTTATTAAATAAATCCGCTAATATTCCCTTAATTCTATTTGATTCTGAATATATTTGTAGAATATATCCATCTTCATTTGTTGTTGTTGATTCTTCAGCGTAGATATCTAAAGCTGCGGAAATTTCAGGAGTGTATTCCATTGATTCATAATCATAATATGATGCCAATCTTGTTGGTTCATAATAAATTGCCTGAGAATATAAATTATTTTCTACTTTACCCCATTGTTGACCAAGATACATTGTCTGTTGAGCTTGGAGTTTTTCCTTCTCAAATTCTTGCTTATCTGTGGTTTTTAATAATTCCTTCTTATCAAATTTATAAACTGGAGGCTGTTGACCCAAAGTTGAGTCGGGACCAAAGACTTTGGTAAGTCGTTGCCATATGGTGAAATTGTCTGCCATCCCTCTAAATATAGTATCTTTTTTTTATGAATAAACTTTATCTTCTACCGAATAACCATAAATACTGTTCATAATCCTTTTTTGTTGGATTTGATGAAAAAGCATCGTTATATCCTGTTGGTGATAAAACAGGCATTCCCGGATTAAATTGTGTTATTTCTCTATTTGTACTGTCGTCAGCTACGGTCCAAGAGCTTAACATAGCCTTTGTTTGTTCATTAACCTTTTCAAGTTGATTATATGCGTTTTGTCCAACATATAAAGCCATTGACATTGACATAATTAAATCATCATGTTGCCCTTTCATGTGGTCAGGTCGTCCGTTTATATAAACATACGTATTCATCTCACCAAGTAATCTAGCAGAATACAATTTAAATCCATGTCTTAACGCTTCCTCAAACGCCGCAATAATTTGAACCCTTTTACCATTAAAGTTTATACCCGGTATTTTTTCATTAGACTTAACAGTTGACTCCCAAATATTACCATAATTAATTCCATCAACATATAAGTTTTTATAACCCAATTCTTGTAATTTTCTTGATGTTGAAACTCCCATACCACCCGTAATATCAATAACAATAAACGCATCGTAGTAATTTCCCCACTTATAAGCAATTTCAGCCGCAACATCAGGAGGAAGTTTTCCAACATACTCGGCAACTTGTTCCCTTTCGTCAAAATCGATAACTTGGAATGATGTAAAATCCTCAGAGTCACCCCTTGATACGTCCATACCCATAATGTATCTGTGACCAACAACTGGTTCTTTCCAAATCCATAATTGATTTTGAACCATCTTTGATTCAGGTTGACGAACCATTTCAGTTCTAATCTTATCAGTTAATTGTGCATCGAATACGTTATCTCCCGAACCTAAAAAGTTACATTCCAACTCCTGAGAAATTTTTCTCTTATCAAATTTTAACTTTTTGGCCATAGTTTCAAACCAACCAGAACTTACTTTGTAACCATCATCCATTAATTTTTTGAAATCACCAAAATTTCTTTGACTTGTTGGTACACCATCAAAACTAATAATCTCAGGGTTGGGGTATTCATCACGATTTAAAAAATAGTGAATTAAATCTTTGACTTTAATAAAGTATAAATCTTTAGTATATCTTGGGTCTCTCCACCAATACATTTCAGTAACTTTAAAACTATTCATTCCTTTAATAGCCTGTTCATAGATACTGTAATAGATTGCATCATATCCGTTTGGTGTTGAAATTACAATAACTTTACCACCTGTTGATAACGATGCCATACAAGCTGCCCAGAAATCGTCATTAGCTTCGATGTACGCAGCCTCGTCAAATATCAATACGGTAGGGGTATAACCACGAAGTGCATCAGGTGAAGTTGCAACCGCTTTGACTTCACACCCATTTGATAATTTAAAGTGTCTTTGTGAATTCTTTTCAGATGAAAATGATACCCCCATCCAATTTGGCCACTGTTCCGTAAACCCTCTAATTTTATTAGCAAATTCTACCGCAGTATCTAATTTGTTGGCAATTACAAGAATTTTTTCAGGTTTTTGTTTGTTTGCAAAAACTACTTTTTTAGACGCCCAAGCGGCAGTAACTGTTGATACACCGGCTTGACGATATTTTAAGGCAATGTTTTCCTCGTAGTTATCATAATCTTCTACTAAGGTTTCTTGGTCAGGAAATAAATCCAACGGAACGTATTTTGACTGTGTGTTGTCATACGTTTGTAAATAATTTCTTAAAGCGTATGGAGTGTTTTTGACACACTTAGCATATTCTATAAGGGCTTGTTCTTTTGTGATACTCATCCCTTATAAATACTCCGTTACTTGGTTGGCGGAGTATCAATACCTAAATCACTTAAGAAACTCAAGTCAACATCATCGTCATCATCATCGTCAGATGGATAACCCATAGTGTCGTCATCGTCATCATCTTCATAGTTTGAACTACCTAAAATTTCTTCTAAATCTTGTTTGTTTAACTCATCGATGATTTGGTCAGCAATACGTTCCATTTCAGTATACGCAGTTGCATCACCCTTATTAACTCTTTGGGCTAATGATGTGAATTTGTTTTTTGGTAATTTAGAAAACTCTCTGAAAATTAAACTTTGAACAATCTTCATGTTGTCTTCTAATACTTTTGCAGGATATGTTTCCAACAATTTTTCCCACAAATATGTACCTGTGATAATATCAAATATTTCGTTTACTAATGTGTCAGCAGTTTGTTTAACCATTTGAGCTTGAATTGGGTCAGTTGGTAAAGATGCCGCACCTAAAATATCGTAATAACCTTTAATTAATTCATGAACCAAAATTGGGAACATAACCGCCTTTGCTCTAACAACAAAATTACCAGTATATTCACCGTCCTCATCTTGTTCCATTTCTACTTCTTCAGAACCACCCATATTTTGTCCCGCCGCAGCCATTTGTTGTACCATTTCAGGTGGTAATAACCAATACAAGTAATCATTCATTGCCATCAAAGCACCATACTTGTCAGTAATACCAGGTTCCATTTCTTCCAATGAATCTCTGATTAATTCAAACATAAAGTGACCCTTTTTAGCAGCACCTTGGATAATTGCATTCATAAATCTACGTTTTGCAACCATGTAATCAAAGTTTTCAAACGCATCTACAAATTCTTCTAAATCTTCACCTGAATCTTCAAATGCCAATTCAATATCTTCAGATGAAAACTCTTCAGGTTCTGCTTGGAAATTTTCGTTTCCCGCTTCACCCATTCCAACCAACTTAGGGTCAAATTGTATAAATTCGGCATATTTTGGGTCAACCAATTCATTTGATACTAAATCTTTTGCCAATTGTTCAAGTTCTTGTCTTCTTGAACTTTCAAATTGACTAACCTCACCAAACAATCTCATCATCATCATTTGAAGTCCACCCATATTGTTAGGAACATTCATTCCCAAATATCTTTCAAGTTTTGTCACAACATCTCTAAATCTTTTAGATGCTGCAATTTCTTCAAATGATTGTCTATCATCTTCACCCTTTTTAGGAATAAATGGACTATTAGAAAGTGGTGTTTCACCTCTTTCAATTGCCCTTTTTAAATCAGGGTTTATACTAAAACCTGTTGGCTCATCAATTGGAGCTTCAAATATTTTTCTTTTGTTTTTCATTATTTTAACTTGTAACCCATTGAGGTGAATGTATTATAGCTCAACCATTTTGGACCTTTAGCTTTTGGATTTGGTTTTTGTGCCGGTTCAATCTTGAAAGGATTTTTCTTACCAGGTGCTTTACTTGGTGTTTTTGTTGGTGTCTTAACAGGTGCTTTTGTTGGAGCTGGTGCTCCAACTCCCGCTTCAGTCATCTCAGCTTTTGGATTTGGTTTTTGCGCAGGTTCAATTTTAAAAGGGTTCTTCTTACCAGGTTGTTTTACTTTTTCACCTGGTTTTACAGTTGGTACCTTTGCAGGTGCCGGTGCCGATTTAGTTGAACCTTCAAACATTTTCATTAATTGACCTTTAGTGATATGTTCAGGTATATGCTTTTCAATTAACTTAGTCAAGCTTTCCTCCAATTCTTGCATATCTTTCTTCTTTTTTTCAGGTAATTTACTGAAATCAGTATCATCTGAAAATTCTTTAGCCCATTTACACCATTTTCTTTTGGCTTTCTCAGTTCTTGAGTTTTCACATTTTGCCCAAAATAATCTTTGTTGTGATTTTGATTGAAACTTTTCGGTTACTTCAGTTTCACCTACCATTTTTCTATCATTATTTTGTGGTGATGTATCATCATCCATACCATCATCGGCAGATTGAATCTCACCGTGAGCACCTAATTGTCCTGTATAATCTTGGTCAGCGTCTAATCCAAAATCATCTTCATCAATATTTTTTTCGGCTAAACCTAATTTTTTCATTTTTAACTCAACATCGGTTAATTTTCTATTCAATAAATCCAATCCCTGAATGTTTTTTTCTAAGTTAGGATTTGTTGGTTGTTCAACCAATCTTGTATATAATAACCCAATCTGAGATTCATTCAAACCTCTTAGGGTGTTGTAAGTAAAACCATTACTTATCAATTTTTCTATTTTTTCACCAATGTTAGACATGTGTTAAATTTTTTTCAAATGTTAATATAATATCCCTCTCGTATAGTTTTGACATAACATCTTGTTCACTATCACCATAATGAAATACCAATCTTGTATCTTCTTCATTATAGTATTCATTTTCAATGTCTTCCCACGATAATGCAATCACTTTATCAACTGCGTCGTAGAAAGAAAAAAAGTCAGAGTTCTGAATAACGTTAAGTTTTATTTTATCGTTTTTTAGAACTCCAACTTTTGTTATGTAGTCTATATGAGGGGGTTGTGGATTTCCACCAGCTGGTGATGATTCCCAATCTTCCCCGCTTACGTCTTCGTTGTCTGAGAATATAAACTCATAAAGGTTGTCGCCTCTAAAGTTTGGTCCTAACTCATTTACGAAAACTAAACGGTTCATAGAATTTCACCTTTTGGAGAAACCTTAATTTGTTTTCCCTCGTTTTCAAATACTAAGTTTTTCAAGTTAGTTTTACCAATAAATTTAGCACCTTCATTTTCCCTTAAAATAAATTCAGATGTTAATTCTTGTTCAATTGTTTCTGAAAGATTTTTAACTTCTTCCATAACACTAACTTTGTTTATTTTTTTCTTAATATAAGTTTGTACTTTTTTTGATTCGTTAAGTTCTTTTTCTTC